ATGGCATACGACGCCAAAGTAAACTATGAAGATGTTTACTCTCAGGTGCGTATGTGGGATAACATCATCTTCATCTATCTTGCACAGATGGGTATTGTGATTCCTCCTAAGAAAGATAGTGTCAAGGATGCTAAGTATGCTGGTGCCTATGTGAAAGAACCTATTCCTGGTATGTATGACTGGGTGGTTTCATTTGACTTGAACTCGCTGTACCCCCACCTGATCATGCAGTACAACCTGTCCCCAGAGACCCTCCTGCCACGCCGTAGCAGCGTCAATGTGGACATGCTGCTCGCTAAGGAGTTCGACACCTCAGACCTCGTAGGGGAGACCCTGTGCGCCAATGGAACGCACTACACCACGAAGGAGCAGGGGTTCCTGCCCAAGCTAATGGAGAAGATCTATGAGGATCGCACCATCTACAAAAAGAAGATGCTTGCTGCCAAACAGCAATACGAAAAGACCCCAACGATTGAGTTGAAGAAAGAGATTGCCCGCTGTAATAACATTCAGATGGCACGTAAGATTCAACTCAACTCTGCCTATGGTGCTATTGGTAACGAGCACTTCCGTTACTACAAACTTGAAATCGCTGAGGCAATCACTCTTTCTGGTCAGCTATCTATTCGCTGGATTGGTGATAGAATGAATGCCTATCTGAATAAGATTCTAAAGACAAAGGATGTTGATTATGTTATTGCTTCTGATACCGATTCTATGTATCTTAATCTTGGTCCTCTTGTTGACAAGGTATTCGCAGGACGAGAGAAAACTAATGAGAGCATTGTTACATTCCTTGATAAGGTCTGTTCTATGGAACTTGAAAAGTATATTGAAAGTTCTTACCAAGAACTGGCCGACTACCTCAAGGCGTATGACCAGAAAATGAAGATGAAGCGTGAGAACATTGCAGAGCGTGGTTTCTGGACCGCCAAGAAACGCTATGTTCTTAACGTCTGGGATAGTGAAGGTGTGCGGTATGCTAAACCTAAGATGAAAATCTGTGGCATGGAAACCGCTCGCTCATCTACTCCTGCTTACTTCCGAGATAAGCTGGAGCAAGCATATCGTATCATCATCACTCAAACAAATGATGAGTTGATTGATTTCATTAATGAAATTAAAGATGATACTAAGAAGCAGAATTATCTTAATATTTCATTCCCTCGTGGATGCAATGGTCTGAAGAAGTATCGCAGCAGTGCTGACATCTATGAAAAGAAATGCCCGATTCAGGTTCGTGGTGCGCTACTGTATAATTATTACATCAGAAAAAATAAACTGGAGCACAAGTATCCTCTGATCCAAGAGGGTGAGAAGATCAAGTTTCTTTATCTGAAGACACCTAATCCTATCGGAGAGAATGTTATCGCTTTCTTCCAACAACTTCCTAAGGAACTGAACCTTGAGAAGTATGTTGACTATACGACACAGTTTGAAAAGTCATTTCTTGAACCACTGAAAACTGTGCTACAATGTATTGACTGGCAATATGAACGTCGTGGTTCTCTTACAAGTTTTTTCGCATGAGGTATTATGAGTTTCCTACAATCTGTTATTAAGGAGTTAGATAATGAATTCGCAGCTGTTGTTGAAGATGGAATCGCTACTGGTGATTGTGAGTCGTTCGTTGACACTGGGAGCTACATTCTTAATGCTCTCATTTCTGGTAGCATTTATGGTGGACTACCCGCAAACAAAATTACGGCGCTCGCAGGCGAATCCTCAACTGGTAAAACTTTCTTTGCTCTCTCAATCGTCAAACACTTCCTTTGCAACAACCCAGACGCTCAGGTAATTTATTTTGAAACAGAATCAGCTGTATCGAAAGACATGATGGTTTCTCGTGGCATTGATGTGAAACGTGTCGGTCTGGTTCCTGTATCTACAGTGCAAGAGTTTCGCACTCAATCTATCAAGGTGGTGGATGAGTATATGAAACTGAAAAAAGAAGATAGACCACCTCTTCTGTTTGTTCTTGACTCTCTCGGTATGTTGTCTACATCAAAAGAGATTCAGGATGCTACCGATGGTAAAGAGACACGAGACATGACTCGTGCTCAGGTGATTAAATCTATCTTCCGTATTCTGTCACTCAAACTCGGTCAGGCAGGAATTCCTCTCATTGTGACCAACCATACATATGAAGTAGTTGGTGCATATGTGCCAACGAAAGAAATGGGCGGCGGCACTGGATTGAAGTATTCTGCATCAACAATTCTCTTCCTATCAAAGAAGAAAGAAAAGGATGGCACTGAAGTGGTTGGTAATATTATCAAGGTGAAGGCACAGAAGTCGCGCTTCACAAAAGAAAACTCAGACATCGAAACGAGGCTCTTCTATGACGCACGGGGATTGGATAAGTATTATGGATTACTGGAGCTGGGTGAGAAATACGGAGTATTCCAACGCAAGGGCAATCGGATTGCTGTTGGGGAATCTTCCGTTTATCCTTCTGTTATTCTTGCCAATCCTGAGAAGTATTTCACCGAAGAAGTAATGCAGGCACTTGACGAGTGTGCCCAGAAAGAGTTTCTATATGGAGTAGTGGATGGAGAGAATTGAAACAACTATACTACGCAACCTTCTGTGCAACGAACAGTTCTACAGGAAGGTTGTTCCCTTTGTAAAACCAGATTACTTTAATGAAACACATGAGCGTGTGATCTATGAAGAGGTGTGGAACTTTGCTAGTAATTACGAACTAGTTCCCACCAAGGAAGTATTGGTTATTAATTTGGAAGCGAGGAAAGATTTAAATGAGGAAGTATATCAAAACGCAGTTAAGACGATTCAAGGACTCAGTGAAGAGTCGGTTGAATATCAGTGGTTACTTGACACCACCGAGAAGTGGTGTAAGGACAGAGCAATCTATCTTGCGCTCCTTGAGTCAATCAAAGTCGCGGATGGAGGTAATCCAAAAATATCAAAAGATGCGATCCCAGCAATCCTACAAGAGGCCCTGGCAGTATCGTTTGATGAACACGTAGGACACGACTACATTGAAAACAGTGTAGAACGTTTTGAGTTCTATCACAAGACAGAAGAAAAGATTCCATTTGGATTGGACAAGTTCAATCTAATCACTAAAGGTGGTCTGCCAAACAAGACTCTTAACGTAGCTCTTGCTGGTACTGGTGTGGGTAAGTCTCTCTTCATGTGTGACTTTGCTGCACAATGTTTGTCTGCAGGATACAACGTGCTTTACATCACACTTGAGATGGCAGAGGAAAAGATTGCTGAACGTATTGATGCTAACTTGTTGAACGTCAACATCAAAGATCTTGTTGATCTACCAGAGACAATCTTTCAAAGTCGCATCAATGAACTGAAGCGTAAAACACAAGGTCGTCTTATCATCAAAGAATATCCTACAGCATCAGCACATGCTGGTCACTTCAAAGGATTGTTGAATGAACTACAACTGAAGAAAACATTCCGACCAGATATTATCTTCGTTGACTATCTTAACATCTGTGCTTCTGCTAGATACAAAGGAGCAATTGTAAACTCTTACACTTATGTTAAGGCAATCGCTGAGGAACTTAGAGGTCTGGCTGTTGAACACAACGTCCCCCTCGTATCTGCTACTCAAACTACTCGTAGTGGTTTCGGTAATTCTGATGTTGACCTTACTGATACTTCTGAATCCTTTGGTCTTCCTGCTACTGCCGATTTTATGTTTGCTCTTATTGCTACCGAAGACCTAGAGAAGGATGGTCACATTCTTGTCAAGCAACTGAAGAACAGATACAACGATCCCACCTTCAATAAGCGATTCCTCGTAGGGGTTGACAGGGCGAAGATGAAACTGTATAATGTGGAGATACCAGACTCTTCCAATATTATGATTGATGAGGAAGAGTATGAATATGAAGAACCAAAACCTCAATCAAAATTTAGCAAGTTTACTGAATTTATTGTATGACACGACAGATTGATTTTAGCAAGTATGAGCACTTTGTTGATGCTGTAACTTCCAAAGCATCCAAAGATTTCGTCAACTTCGCAGAGCGAATTGGTGAGCTTGACCGTGATGGTGCAAACATTGAGCGTCTTCTGACTGCTGGTGTGGGCATCAATGCTGAAGGTGGCGAGTTCCTTGAGATTATTAAGAAGATGATTTTCCAAGGTAAACCCTGGAATGAAGACAACCGAGAGCATCTTATCATTGAGTTGGGTGACATCATGTGGTATGTCGCTCAGGCAACGCAAGCACTGGAGATTTCTATTGATGAAGTCATCGCTCGCAATGTTAAGAAACTTGAGAGGCGATACCCAGAGGGTACGTTTGATCCATATTTCTCTGAGAACCGCGCTGCGGATGATCGTTAATAAATACCCCCGTAAGGGGGATTTTTTATGGCTAGATCAGGAAAGCAAGCCTGGGAAAAATACTTCAAGGGACAGGAAGTTCAAACTACTGTCAAAGCAAACAGTAAGTCTAGTGCGAAAACTAATAATTTAAAGGTAGGTGGATCTACAAAAAAATTAGATCACGGCACTCCTATTACTGTTTTTGGTGGTGATGAATATAAATCTCAATTAGGTGTTCGCCTTGGTGATGGAACATATGGGTTTCTTCCTCTCACCAGTATACAAAAACCAACCGAACAAAAAGTACGTTACAACATTGAATCTCACAAGTTGATACAACTTGGGAAGAAAGAGAAAAGAATGTATAACGGAGTTGAATATGATTTTAGAGTTTTTAAAACAGCAGAAGAACTTGCCAAATCTATATTACACGGATTAGAACATGAGCCATCAGTTCCAGAATATCTGACTGAGCAGATGTTTGAATTTTTTTATGAGAACATTGAGGGTGATGTATCAAAGATAAATTGGAATGGTAACATTCAGGGAGGAGATAAAACTGAAATCGGTAAGTACATCGGTGAACTTCTTCCTGGATTTCTAATCTTATCTAGAAAAACATCTGCGTTCAGTCAGCAGGATTTCATTTACACTAACGCTCTTCCCGAATATATTGTTCCAGAAGATCCATCATTCTCTGGCGTTGATAGTATTTTTGATTATAGGAATGTACAACAAGGTGGTGGCATTTCTCCTATATCAAGTAAGTATGGTGTTGGGGCTAAAGCATCATTCTGGTCTAATATTATGCCAGAAGTTTTAAAGTATCCAGATAAGTTTTCTAAACTACCAAGAGACTCTACAATTAAAAGACTAATTACTGTTGCTAGTGGATATAGTAATGTAGAAAGATCTGGTAGAAGTATTGTATTTGAATATGGAATGAAATATTTTCTGGGAGACTTGGTTCATGATCCAGAAGTTATTTACAGAAAAATCGCTGCTAATTCAAGTTCAATAGATCCAGAAGTTGCATCGGTTTGCCGCACAGCAATAACTAAATTGAATGGATTAAATAGTAGTGTGTATAAAGAAACATCTGCTCCAGTTTTACTTAAAAATTTGAAAGGTGGAAAATCATTAACTTCAATATTCTCTAGAGCAATTGCTGATGAATTAAACGCCGATGGCAAAACGGTGGAAGCGATCAAGGAATTGGTCTCAGGTAAAAATTTCTTTCAGCTCAACCTGGATGAAAGCAAGTTCAAGCGTGGTGTGATATACTTCAATGTAAAGCGGTCCTCTGCCGTGCAAATCACCTTCACTGGATCAAAGGCGGCGACAAACGACATCGCAGCCTCC